CAGAGTTGTTGAGAGACTCCACATCGTCTGCTACGATCAGATCCGCACGGCTACCCGTGATCTGCGAGGTGATACCCCTAGAGGTAACTGAGGGAGCGTGGGCGTTCGGGGCTGGCCCTACGTCAAACGCTACCTTGGAATTTCGTTGGTGATCTCCGGGACGCAAGTGCTGGAGCATCGGCATTTCCGAAATCAATCGTAGAGTAAATGTTGAGAAATCATCTGCTCTTTGCTTGGACGCGGAGACCACCAATATATTCATATCGGGTTTCAGAAGGAGTTGGTGACATACATAAGCCGAGGTAATCCACGACTTACCTACACCACGGAAGGCTTGAACGCAACGCCTCTTAGGACCATTCTGCACATAGTCAGCAATGTCATACTGAACTGTGGTCGGCTCAGGCAGACCCAGTTGATCCCATGCTAGGAAGAGGAAGTTGCGAAAGTCTTTAAGTCTTGGATCGATTTCCATAAAACTTATCCTTCAGTTTCCCTAGAGGCTTGAGGAGACCATAGAACCTTACAACAATACTGAGTAGCAAGGCCGCTACGGAATTGTTAGTGGACTTCTTGAGGAATATCATTAGCCCACCTCTCCTACTGTTTCCTCAGGATCAAACGGCAGGATAGTCGCAAGGTTAGCCAAAGGCTCGCTTTGGTTCAACGTCGCGTCAATCCCGTTATCCTTGAGAAACTGCCGGGCCACACTGAGGTCAGCCGAGGTAGCCTCTCCAGTTTCGATACGTCGGAGGAGTTCTTCCCCCACTGTATTGTGAAGGTGTTCCATTAGTTTCTTCATGTCAGCCATAGGAGTTCCTTAGAAAACGTATTTAAATGTACACTTGCCAGTTTGATTTACAGTCTGTGCGTTCTGATTAAAGTGGAATCGAATGTAAGGCACATTCGAATAGTCAGTAAGGTCTGCCACAAAGAAGTGACTGCCGGTAACATTAGGGGTACAGTCTGAAGTCAGCGTAGCCAAGGTAGCCCATGTACCAGATTCCCCCGTCAGAGAACCTTCAAGAAGAAGATTGGCGGCTACATCTGCAAAAGCCACACTTACATTAAACTCCACCAAAATTTTCTTACCAGTCAATTTGTGTGTAATACCTACGCTGGCAAGGCTGCTATCGTTTGCTGCCAAGGTATCTGACAGGGCTGAGGTGTGAACTCGGTAAGCCCCCACCGTCGCCGCACTAAACGCTTTACTTTGTACTTCAATAGCCATTTGTTTTCCTCAAGAAAAGGTCACGGGGACCATGATTTAAATATCCAAGATACGAGAGTGGCAGCAATAGATCCTACCACCATTGCGCCGCCTAGCAACGCCGCTTTCCCCTGTTCTAGAATTCTTACTCTATGTTCCATCCGTTCCATGTCTTCTGCATGGGCACGTTGGAGGTGAATGAGTGACTCTACTTTACCTTCGAGTCTACCGAGTGCTATTAAGATGTCGCGTGAATCTTCCATAGTTATTAGCCAATTTCGATGACATACCCCCAGCCGTAGGCTGTGGTGTTCCGGACTGAAACGTCATCCCCACTACTAAATACTTTAACGCCATATACGTATTTGGCAGTACTGGTAGATCCCGGTGCGTGTATAAACATGAAAGGACCTGAATGGTTGTATTTCACGGGATTAGCACTTGCCCCCGTAAAGGCATACTGCTGTGCATTCGTAGGCAGCGGAGTTCCGCCAGCAAGCACAGCCCCTTCGGAAACAGAGTTAGGGTCTTTGTAAAGAGTCTGCGACCAACCTACATTAGTTCCTGAACCCGCGTCATCAGTAGCAGTTACTCTAGTTGACCACAGGAATAGAAGGTGGGAAGTAGAGAGTTTCGGGGTGATGTTAAATTCTATACCGGTTTTCCGGTACTCAGTTGAATCAGTAATGCTTGTCTCAGCCGTTCCTGAGAAGTTCGCCGCAACAATCTGACGGATACACAAAGTATTTGAACCAAAGTAACCGTTACCTGTGCTATCGAACTTAGCAAGGACTGTCCCGGTATTGTTAAGCAACTGAAGCAGGTCGCCCGTTTGACTTCCCAAGCCCTGCACGGTCAAGCCCACTGCGTCCGCTGCAATAGGCTTATAGCCTTGCTCCGCATCCTCTTGTGCTCGGAACCCATGGTACCTTTGCATATCATCAAGGTCCACGGCTTTAAGAACTGACCCATCTGAGAAGTCTTTATTCAAGGCTCCTGCGGGAACTGGGGTATTCCGGACAACCTTAATCGTGCCACTTACCGCAGGATCAAAATTAATTGTGGCTGCACTGTAAGGGTAGGAACCCGTAGGGACTACTGTGTATGCAGACGAAGCCAGTACGACTCCATCGTCTTCCACAGAAAGATGGTCGCCTGAGATGAAGTGTTTATTAAAAGTAACACTACTTGCTCCACTCAAGCCTGTAAATATTTGATACGACTCTGCCATTTAATTTATCCTTAGTTAATCCCTATCGGGAATACCGAGTTGATCGAGAATATAATCTAGGCCCTGCTGAACTCCAAAGAAATTTTGGAGGGGCAACAGTTTAACAAGACCTTTGATATCTTCCTGACTAATACTTTCTCCGGGAACACCCATAAGGGCCTTTGTTATTCCAGAGGTTGTTTCATACATTTCTGCAATATAATCTGCCACAGGGAAGCCATCCATCCATCCAGTACCTAGTCCTGACGATCTAGTTCCGGGACCTAGAATAGCCTCATTCCCCATAAAGTTAGCAATGGAAGCATAGGTTGGAACAAGCACGCTGGCCCAGCCGGAGCGGGAGACACCAGCGGCAATCATTACATCCCACTTATATGAATCAAGGTCATCCCAACTTCCCGAGTATAATCGGTTATTCAGGAACTCATGCCTTTGGTCTTCGTTCATTCCCATTGTCTTTGATAGGGTTTGACCATAGTAAGCGAGAGTCCCCAAGAAGGTAGTACCAAGGAACATTTCGATTGACCTTTGATCCATTCGACGAAGGTTGTATCCAAGTTGTTTGTTCCGGGATACCCACATAAAGGAACGGAACTCCATTAGGATCTTACCGACCTCATGGTCCATCCAACCAGATACATCAGATGCCGACGTTCTTTGGATCACTCGATTAACGTGTCGGTAGATATTAAAGCAGAAGTTGTCCGCTAGAACATCGTCTCCCCACGCACCAAGGTTCAACTTAAGAACAGAGAAGGAACTGTTGTACGTACTAGGTACGACTTCGATCACGCCTTTCTTACTAAGAATGTTGGTGATTTTTTGGATTTCTTCATCGGAGAACCCAATATCATTCAACCTTTGCTTAGCCTTAACTCTCCATCCCTCCTTAAACTCAGCCACCCCCTTTTTACCTACTACAGCAATATCGTTAAGGAAGTGTTCGGCAGAACTTGTCATTGCGGATGTACGAAGCCAACGATCAATCCACCCGATTCCAATAGGGTTTTTGTAAGTAATTTCTTTTAGACCGTTGACTGCCTGTTGGTATGTACGTCGGGCTGCTGCTGCTCCGCCTCCCACACCTTCAAGATTAGGGGCACCTCGATAGTCATAGCCCTGATCCAAACGGTTTACGTGCACCCTACGAAGCATGTCTGAACAGAGGCCGCCAGTAACGGCTTCTAGTTCTGCACACAGTTCTCCCTTAAGCATCCCAGACCTAGCATCTCTTGCCATGTTCTTGAGGGCGGTCATGTGGTGAATAGCCTTAAGACCGTTTTGGGAAGTCAAGTTTGCTATTTCAGGAATCTGAGCGATACCTACTTGGTTCATAACTCGAAGGAACATAAGGTCACGAAGTCCGCGTCCTAGAGTGAGGAATCCTTCTGTAAACTTATGATCACCATAGTCGTGGATACGCATACCATGCATGTCACGGTAGAGGGCAGTAATAACCCTTACATCACCCTGATCAGCACCTCGGATTCCACTATCCTTACCGACGTATTTAATGACATCTTCAAGAGTACTAAGGATAGCATTGCCTTCTGCGTCTACACCGCCCAAGGCTTTAGCCGTTGCTCTCCACTCTCCATTACCCACAATCCGTCGAGTATAGGAGTCAAGAATAGAATCAAGGTCATTATCTAGGATATCAGTAAATTTCAAGCCATCCAACTCGGTCGTTTCATCTAGATTCATTCGACGTAGGGCGGGACTTACTTGTCCTGTTCTTGACACATCTTTTTCGGGGATCAATACTTCGATAATGTCATCCATCATCTCGTCTGTGTAGTCTTCAGAACCCAGTTCTTTTCGCAACTGATCTCTCAAGGCTCCGGCATCTTGATCTCGCAACTTAATCATTTTAGCAGATTCGTGGCCGGACTGACCCTTAAGCCAGCGTTTGGCAAACCTTTCTGCAATCCGCTCATCGAGAGCAACACCAACTTCCAAGTCTTCTGAGCCATTAATAAATGCTCGTTTAACAAGGTTGATTAACTGCTGTTCCCCGCCATCCTGATCCATCATTTGGTTGATCAAGGCTTGGTTACCTCGACGAGTCATGTACGAAAGATTCTCAGGAATGTTTTCATCAAGAGAACCTCTTTCAATTCCCCAATCTCTCATCTTAGAATAATAACCTCGAATTAACCGAATAGCATCCCCTTCGGCTCCTGTTACTTCTTCCAAGGTACGGGGGGATCGAACACCATCCATAATAACTCGATTGACCGTCTGTCGCCACCCGTATGAGTTAACTCCAGTTAGCCCCATTTCCTTTCTGAGTTGTTGGCGAAGAGGTTCCAACTTTTGATGCAGATCCGTCAACAAAGCCGTAGCCCGCTGATGTGCTCGGGCAACTGTAGGGTAGGCATTACGCAGTAGTGGATCGTCCCCAAGAATGGACCCTAGTTTACGAACAAGAGGATTCTTGGAACTAATCAATCGGCCTGCTCTAGAACCAGTGAAGGCATACTTATCGAACCACCCAAAGATTTTACCAAAAATGTTTTCTTTAGTAGGATCAAAGGCTTCGGTTTCCATGTGGATTGCCGCAGAGTCCGCAGCCCCAAGGATATCCATGGAGTCTCGACCTTCTTCTCCCCGTGCCTTTGCTTCTAGATCTTCGGCGGATCTCTTACGCTGCTCAAGTTCTTTGATACGATCAGAATATTTATTAACTACTGCTTGAGACTCATCGACTTTAGCACGGTATACGCCTTGGAGTAGATCCACTTCGGCAAACTCTTCAGTAATTTCTATAAACTGGTCCTCTAAATCATCTACAATCCTTCTCGCGTCGTCGCCAGCCTCGTCCATGCGAAGTTGGAATTGGGTCGGATCATCTCCAGAAATAACTTGTTTGAGGTTGTCCGATTCATCGTAAAGAGTTTCAATAGCGTTATCTAACGCTCTCCCTAAATCATCCAACTTACTGGGATCAAGAGTAACTTCCAGAATGGGGACCATCATGTCTTGAACGTCCTTGGTCAGATGGCGACGAGGAACACCTACGAGTTGCCAGAAATGACCGACTGGACCGAGGGACGCACCGTCGATTTCAATCTGCGATTGACCCCGTGGAAGATCTTCAGTAACTTCTTCAAAAGCATTATTAACCCACCTGCTTGCATGCTTCGCTGCCTCTTCAGGATCTCCCGCAGCAAGAATTTCCTTAATAGATTCTAAAACGTCAATATTGGCGTTTACAATTTCTTGCTCGCCGAGGGCTTCCTGTATAATAGAGTCTTCCGTATACTCATCACCCAGTCGTGAACCGGCAGCATCCATACGGGCCTGAGCCTCGTCCTCAAACTGCTTTTTCATTTTGCCGTAAATATCTAACGCAATCTCAGTTTTTTCACCCTCATCAATAGCCCTATGATATGACTTCAATAGACTATCTAGGTCATTCCAAAGCGGCGTAAGTTGTGCTGTGGCTTCGTCCGACAACTTTTCAAAAGGATTTCCATGAACTACAGTTTTCCACCAGTGTTCTACGGGATTTTCGACGGCACCCTTAATCCATTTACGTCGCATTTCTTTAATCAATTCGTCTGAAGTTTTAAGCCTACCCTTTTTAGGCCCTCGAACATATGAAGGGTTAACGCCCGCTGATTGAGCCATATAGAAAATTTGTTCGTCATCCAGTTGATCCATTGAATCATTGAAAACCTGTAGAAGAGGCTGTTGCCTATCCTTCTGGGCCTTCTTAGCAATCTGATTCCAACGGTTTACTTTGGATTGAAGGGAATTGATTTGTCGATTAATTTGGTGAGAGGTAGTGATAGGAACGGCTTCACCATTGTCCTCTACAATAGCAAGGGCACCCTTAGCGGTTCGGGTCAGCATTCCCGTGGCTTCTGCCTCTACCAGTTCTTTAGCAAGCATTTCTTTTGAGACTTTATCCCATGCTCTATTTACAGTGCTCCGGGGCATCAGTCCCCCGAAGCCAGCCCCAGCAGCCCCACTAATAGCCACAGCAAGAGCGGCATCCTCAAACGTATGTGCATCCGAAATATTAGCCCGAAGTATTTCAAGGCCACCATCTGTTGCTGTAGTTAGTGTTCCGCCGCGTACTGCTCCATGCCACCGGCCAACTTTACCGGCTTCCAAAGCAGGGCGACCGGCTAGTCCGGTCTTCATGGCAAGTTTAGGTCCCCCCAAGGCTGCATAACCTCCCATGTTTAGAAGGAGAAACGAGGGGTCCAATAGCCCAGAAGCAATCAAAGCGGACCACTTTGTCCACGCACCTGATTTGTCCAGTCGTTCACGGTGCTCATTAATCTTAAGAAGGTTCTCTGCACGTACTAGAAAGTTCATTTCATTCGGTGCATTCCTGAGTTGGGCATAATCCCTTTCGGTAAGTTGCGGAGCCATTTTTTGGAAGTATGCAGGCGTCACCTTAAACTCAGGATCGATGTGCGCCGGGGCTTGGGAAAATCTTGCTACATCTCCAACCAATGTATCATAACTAGCCCCAACATAACTTTCCGACATCGCATCGAAAAACCCTGAGTAATCTTCGGGACTGCCCACTCGACCTGAAGCCTCGTAGGCTTCGTTAGCCTTCTCCAGTAGTGCTCGGACATCCTTAGATTCTTTCAAACGTCGCATAAGGGAGGGACTGGGATTGTTAATCAATAGAGATTCCGAAATAGTTTCATCATCTTCCCAATTTATAAAGTTGGCGGCATCAAACTCTGTATCTGAGTTTGGATCATATGGATCAGTATCGTTAAAGGCATTCATATATTTAAAACCTTATTTCCACGGGTTTGCTAACTCGGCGGCGTTGGCTTCTCTAATAATTCGAGCCTGACGTTCGGCATCGGTCTCGGATACGGTGGCACGTGCCTCCCTTTCACCCGATAACACCATGGAGTCATTGTAAAAGTCACTGTCCGATATAGCCAACCTAAGAACTTCATTAGTACTCAACATCAAATGAAGTCTCTGGCCGTCACTACTGAGTACCTGCCACGTTGTGATAGGCATATTTCTTCTAACAGGGTCCATCAAAGGTATGATGGAAGAATTTGCCAACAATTCCATAACGTCCTCGTCAGATTTGTCTGTTATATTTTTAAGTCTACCGCGTAAGTACTCAACAGTCTTGGACTGGGGATTTGAAATATGACTATTAATTTTAGAAATAATTCCTTGGTCTCCCCCTAGTGTCCACGTTTTGGCTGCTTCAAAGCCATGTCTTTTTTCTGCGGCAGTCACGCCATCTCCTTCATAGGGGGTGTACGTAAGCCGTCTAGAGGCATCACTTTTTCTCAAATACAGCCTAGCAACTCTGCCGCTTGCATCTTGATTAAGTCTAAGTTGATCCCAGTTAGCCTCCGCATACTGTTCTAGGCTCGTTTTGCGACGGTAGATACCAGCGTACTGACCAAACTTGGCCTTCATAGTAAGATCATCATGAAGTGCGCCTATATTAAAACCATCTGGAAATTGGAGGTCTCCCGCTTCAGTGTTGACCGCATCCCCCACAAATCTTAGTGGGCCGTGGTGGTCTACACGGGAGGCTGCTTCCTGATACCTTTCAACTGCCGTCCAGATAGCACCCATAGAAAGAGGCATACCAGCATATCCAGTAGTTTCTTCGGGAGCATTTGCGAGATAGGAGATTGACTCCAGCAAATCAACATCTTCACCAGAGAAGAATTTATCAACATGATTTCCCGGTACGGCTTCATGATACAACGTCATGGCTTGTTGAATACGACGTATTGCTTGCGGTACTGAACGGAGATGGGAATTTTCCTTAAACAAAATATTTATTTGTTCTTCTTTATTCTCATCGTTAGACTCAGTGATCGCAACCATTCGGGCCAACACATCTTTATCTGCAACACTTAGGCCCTTAAGGATCTTACTTTGATTCAAAAGCGAGTCGGTTTGATGGACATGACCCGAAGGAACTACCCCGGTTTTCCCGGACAACTCCACAAGTCTTTTGTAATACGTAGGGGTGCCTTCTACAAGGTTTCCCTCTTCTACAATCTTTTCCCATTGATCTGTCGCCCTTTGAATTTGAATTCTGTTATATTCGGCCTCTACATTAACAACCTTTCTATGGCTTGTATCTCGCCCTTGGATAACAAGACTCCCATCCGCGTAGGATACATTGTAAGGTTCCCCCTGAGGAGTACGAAGAGTTCCGGGTTCTACGTATGTCAAAAGACGTTGAACGACATCTGGGTAAGATAGGTTCTGCGAAGCCGCCGCATACAACAATCCGGTTTTCTTATGGTCATCATATAGTTTCCCGACTTCAAAATTCTGGATGGCTTTCCACAGGTCACCATAATTATCAGATCCTCCCCTACCCGAATAGAGTGCCCTTACCGCAGCATTTCTTTCGGTCTCCGTTGGTTTTTGGCCGGGAAAAAGTATACTCACAAAGTTGTCATAATCTTGCAATGCATCAACACGTGATGGTATTTCGTTTGGATGCAGTTCCTCTGCATACTCTAGCCAAGCCTGAGTTACATCAGCGGTTACACCCTTATCGGTTCGATTAAATTTTATTTGCGTAGGATCGAGACTATCCATCAGTTGCTTTAGTGTTCTTTGATACTTATCATTTGGCTGCCCGTCATCCAGAACCCGAGGAATGCCCAACTGTTTTTCAACGAAACGCCCCATCTCCCCAACTCGGGTAGTTCCCTTTTCTAGATCCTCTGGAGTAGGATTTAAAACAAACACTTCATTTTCAAACTCCAGCCGACTCTCTCCCGCCTTAAGTGCTTCATCGGCTGCGGCCTGAAACGCCAAATAGTACTCAAAGTTTTCGTTAGTCATTCCGGAGTTGGGCAGCCTAGGTTCTATGTTAGCCTGATAGAACGCTTCTGACTCAAGCGTCGGAGCAAGGTACGGGTTATCTGCTATCTGTTGTCTCACCCACGGGTGGTTTGCCCAATCATCACGACTTAGAACTTGGTCCATAGTCATAATAACATCATGTAACTCTAGTTTCTGTTCGTTAGTCATCGCTGAAGTCCATCCAGTTACTTCTTCAACCAACGTAGAATAATTATTACGAACATGGGTTAGGAAAGAGGGGGCAGTAGATACGTGATTCATGGCATACGTTACTACAGTTTCCCGGCTTAGGTTGTTGTTATTGGCAAAAGCCTGCCGCATAAAACTAAGAATGTCCTCCCGTCTTTCGTCAGTAAACTCTCGACCTGCTGCATTTATCTGAGGACGGCTGGACTCTATCAGTTCTCGAATTTCACGAATATCTGAAATTTTAGATCCTTCAACACCTCCCGGCATACGTTCAAATGCGGCGAGGAGAGCAGGATTATGTGTATTAGGATCGGACATCAGGGTAACTATGGAGGAAGCAAGCCATCGGTTGGCTTCAGCCTGTCCATAGATTTTAGCGTGGTGAACTCTTGCACCTTCCAGATCTTCGAGAAGTTGAGACTCTACTGTTTCCTTAGCCTGAATCGCTGCTTCGACAGATGCTTGGACACCCGCATTACTTCTGTAGTTCTCACTATCCCTACTAGCATACAGTTCTTCAAGACTACCCGACATCCCATCCGGCAGCATGTTTATCTTATAGTTTCTTGTGGCAGCAGATAGCAAGGCCTGCCCTGCAACCTTATGCTCATGGATGTTTCGTTTGTCAACCTGAGATTTATGAATAGCGTTGACGTTCTGATGATGTTCTCGGATACCTTTATGGAATGCCGCTGATGTTACTGGATCTTCTACCCCGTTCCTTTGATTGAAGGTACGCGTGAAGTCTGTCTGGAAACCCTCAATAGCGAGGTGGTCTACTGTTGGGTTTTGTCTGTACCAGTTATCATACTCAACGGCATACTCAGTACCATAACGATCTGCAAGAAGGATTCCCGTAGACTCTTTAGCCGCCCTATGAAGCCAAGGACTGTCCTCGGGTTTAATCTCGCCAGACTCTACAAGTTGTTGGTAAGTCTGTTGAGACTCCATTACCATCAAGTTACCTTGATCAACTGCATCCTCAATATCTTTCTTAATAACCGCATCACCCAGAGTCTGAGCACCTTCCCACGCCAAGCCCAACTTAGGACTAAAGATCATAAGATCTCCGTACTTAGATAGAGCCGCAGCAAGTTGTTGGTTAGCGTTTGGTCCCGTAGGAGGAGGAGCGGGTGCCATAGGTTTGGCACTGCCCACCGGTGCAGAATCCGCCTGC